ACTCAATTGCTACGAGAGCATGTGATTCATTTGTGACTCCCTCGTCAAATCCGTCTGGATGATATGTGAGAGCTCCTGTGTAGAGATAAAAGTCTTTAGCAGCTACAGGAACTGAGAGTGCTAATAAAATTGCGATGATTAAAGTTTTCATGATGTTAGTATCCTTCTTCAATTTGTTCCTTTCCGCCTTTAGTGAGTGGTCTGGTTTATATTGTCAAACTCATCTTCTAGCTTGTTTACAATTTCGTCTATGTTTAAGTCATTCATTCCTGCCTCAAGAAGATCAAGGCAGAAAATAAATTGGTCTTGCTCTGCTGTGTAAGCTGCGGCATTTTCAATAGTGGCTACTTCGTTGATTGTTTTCATCTCTTCTTTCTCCTTTGTGGTTTTGCCATTTGATGTATCCATTGTACCAAAGAATTGAGCAGTTGTAAATAGTTTTTGAATTTTTTTTTCTTAGATACAAAAAAAAGGGAGAGCCAAAGCTCTCCTTTCTATATTAGACGGTGATTAGCCGCCTGCCATTTTACGGAACCTTGCAACAGGATCGTCATCGTCATCGTCATCATTGCCTGACTTCGATTCTTCTTCCTTTTCAGGTTCTTCTTCTTCCTTTTTGTTACCATCTTCACGATGATCATCAGAGCCGTCATCATTATCTTGCTCTTGTTCCATCTTATCTTCTTGCTCTTTATCTTCTACGTGTTCCTTAACACCTTCAGAGTCTAACCAGTTATGTGGCTTACCTAGAACCTTCTTGAAGCGTTCAGCAACTTTATCGAAAGAATCAAAAAGCTTAGGATCAATAAACTCTGCAAGATCGTAAGTCTGTTCTACGATTTCTTCAAGCTTATCTTCATCACCATCCATAAACTCAGACTTTTTCATAAACTCTGAATCATCATAGTTCGGAACAGTGATTTTCTTACCTGTGCGAGAATCTGGAATTTCTGTACTTTTCATACGAATCTTGAAGTCGGCACCTTCCCACAAATCAAATGGGTCTATTGCTTCTTCATCATCATACTCAGGATTAATCGCAGCTTCTACCTTTTTATAGATTGCTGGACCGAATTGCCATATGAATACCTTACCTTCGTTTTCTGGTACTTCTTCATCCTTGACAACATAAACGTTAGCGAAATACTGGTGCTTAGGAAGGAACTTCTTAGTCTTTTCCTTAAGCTCTTTATCACCTTCGTTCTTAGCTTTTACGAAACCATTGATTGCAGCAATCTGAACTGGGTCTTCTTCACCAATAGTTTGACGAGCGAGACCGTAGAAGTTACCGCCTGGTCCATTAAAGGAATAGCTCATCTGATGAACAAATGGCTCACCTTCACCAGCAGGCAGAAAGCGTACAACGCAAACACCTTTACCTTTGTCTTTATTGAACTTCGGTTTCCAGATTCGTTCGTCTCGAGGGCGGGAGCCTTGATTAGCGCTTTCGAGTTTCTCTTGCAGCTTCTTGAGGTTAGAGCCACGCTTTTTCTTTAGTGCACTTAGTTTGGACATATTATGATTCCTTAGTTTGCTTTGGTTATTAGCTTAGACGACCTGGTTGATATATTTCGTTAAGAAGACTTGTTCAACTTCCCCTTTACTGAAAAAGTGTTTCATAAAAGGAGTAATTCTTTGAGCTTTCTTGACGAATCTTGGCCAAGCAATTATGTCTCTGCTAGAATTACCATTTATTACATCTTTAATGTGAATACTCAATAATAGGAAAGATTTAATATCAATCTTTCTATTCTCATACTCAGTATAAAGGTTCGGATATAAATCATCATTATTAAATAGCTCAGTTGATCCATTATATCTCATCGCAAGATATTTTACATCATTTGAGAATTTTGTTTCAATAAAATTGTTCTCTTTCTTTGCTAAACTGTTGACCATCTTAAACATCATATTTGGAGTAAGATACCCAAAGTCTTGTTTCTCAAAGGCGAGATACATGTAATATCGAATCTGAAAAATTGTAAACTTCTTTTCAAGATTCATATATTGCCACTTCATTCGATTTTTATTGAAAGACTCAGCATTCGCACGTGTCTTAAAGTTATACTTAAAGCATTCATAGTCTGAGTCTTCCTTGAAATGAAGTGTTAGTGCTGTGAAGATTTGATACGCCTGTAAACCAATCACAGTAGCGAGATTGTTTCTTCAATGTTTTTCAGAAACCCTTGCTTGCTTCCTTCTTTAGATAATTCTTCAACGATCTTTTTATTGAGCAACTTAGCAATCTGCTCAGGTTCTTGATCTGTTTCATTATCAATAAAGTATGAAAGAGTCTCAAGATATGTTTCAAAATTATGATCAATCTTGAGCTGCTCTATTCTTAAATTAAATTCTACTGTTCTACTCTGCATTAAAGCTCCTCATAAAAGATGTGATTGCCAACCACTTCGTACTCTTGTATTTTATTATAGTCCCACTTTGGTTTGATATCGGTTGTATGATAATACAGAACATGATTTGAAATAGGTACATGATCTATTGTTAAGATCATATGAGCAACATCTCGAGCAACTTTCAAAGCTGGCTTATCTGTCATCTCAAATGTACCAAGAACATGATTATATGAGAACTGCCATGGTTCTTTAATCACATTACAATAATCATTTGGAAAGTATTCACTCTCAACTCGATTTCTAATAACGAATCCAACATATAGTTGGCCAGAGAAAGATTCTCCTCTAGCCTCATGATATATTGCTTCAGCTAAACAATCAAAATTAACTGCAGCATCCATAACTTAAGTCCTGTATAGAAGGTCCATGTCGATAAGTTTGCGTTTCATATCTATGAGAGCAATTACAGTACCAATATATGAAACTAAGTGTGCGAATGAAGTATATGTATATCCTTGGATCAGAATAATAATAGTGACAATAAGCATAAACATAAATCCAATAAAGAGCTTAGACAATTTATAGTCTCTAACCTTGTTTGTTTCTTCTTTCTTATCAGTTAACAAACTTGTTCTGATTTGAGATTCAACTGTATTCATTACATAAAGAATGGTTAACGCTATAGCAACATTGATTATCGCAAAGAGCCAGACAATTCCAACACCAATATATTCAAGTGGTGTAGTTATTGAGCGTGCTCTTTTTCATTCTTTTCTCCAGTGTATTAAAAAAGGTCAGTACCATTATATAGCACTGACCTTTCGTTGTTACATTAATTGAGAATGTTTACATCACTTGATCATCTTTAGCAATTTTCTTAATACCTTTTGCGATCTGATCTGCTTTTTTCGTGTCTTTCTGCTTCTCAGCAGTTTCATAACGAGTAAGCATATTTTGCATACTGGTATTATCTTTATAATGCTTTTTTATTTTCTTCATCTCTTCATCAGAGAAATGAGTTTCATTCAATTCTTCTGATTCGTTTACATATTCTTTAAATGTCTTCATCTTCTTTATCCTTAATTTGTTTGCAGAACGCTTCTTCAAGTTCTTTTCTATAGAAGCATACTGATCTATTTATTTGGCGAATATATCTAATGATATCTTCTTGAGATTCAAGATGATTTAGAAATTTTTGATAAGGAGTTCCAACAAACACCTTTTCTTCTTTCTCAATAATGACCCAATCAATATTTTGATTCTGAACTGGACGTGGTAATTCTGGATGAACAACAACAGCTGTTTCTACATCATCATTAGTAAAGAATGAGAATATACCACATCCAGATAACATTAAAATTGAAATTGATAAAACTATTGCTCTAAACATTTTGACTTATTTCCAGTTATACATTCTAAGCTAGATTGAATAGTATCAAATTTAGAATTTATTTCTGATTGAACTTCTGGATTATTAGCTATAATATATTCAGATGTTAATTCTCTCAACTCATTTATTTGTTCGAGCTGGTTCGAATATTGTAACTCGATTTGATTATAATTATTTCTTATTTGAGTAAGATTTTCTTTTTGTTCTTTGATGTTCTGTTGAAGAGTTTCCATATCATCAACCAATTCAGCATTCTCGTCTTCCATTCGATCGAGACGTTCTTTTGATTGAGAATAGTCATATACAGAATATAAGATACCCATAACGAGAAGAATGATTCCTCCCCATTTAATGAGTGTCGCATATTTCTTAATTGTCTGGAAGATCATCATACCCTTACTCGCTTATGACATATAGTTACCACGGAAGGAGATAACATCCGCAATGTATACTGTAGATTTATCAGTAGAAGCTGAGTAGACTTGGATCTGGTAAGCACCTTTAGCCATAGGATCTGCACTGCTCATCTTAATAGTGACTTCAGCATCACGTGCCTGAACAGCCTTCTGAAACCGAGCCATCATCCGTGCATCGCTTTCGTCTAATCGAACTTCGTTGTATTGTTTAAATGACTTCATTACTGTACCCTTCTTTTGTTATTTGACGAAAACCATTCCGCCAGTACGTTCATTACGCACAAGCATCTTTTTGTTCTTCTGATACATACCTTTCATTTCTGAACGTAAGCTTTCATCTTCGACATATTTAGCCCATCTTTTGAAAGGTTTCTTTCCTTTGACACAATCTGAGTATGTTTTATCATCTACATCAATACAGTCGTGACCCATGAACTTTGATTTCTTGAACATTGGCTTTGCATCAGGATTAGCAACACCGCCTGTTGTAGTAGATGCAGAAGTAGACATCTCATTAATGAAATCTTCCATTCCAGCATTCACAGTCTCAATGCTACTGTGTGGAAAATGTTTGGTGACAGCACGTAAGACTTCTTCCAAGTCTTCGCCATATTCATCTTTGAACTTTGACTTATTCTTTTTGATGAACTCTTCAGCCTTTTTACCAGACGGAGCTTTTTCATTTAAAAATTCTCTAAGCGATCTCATTTGAATTCTACCTCTAACAATTTATAAAACTCTACATTATATTTATTCGGTGGAATGAGAGTTGGAAAAGACAAGAACATTAATACAGCATTAAAATATTCCACGTGTACATCGTTTATGAGCATCTGCAACATATTCGTTGCTGCATGATGCTCAAAACAATTATAGAAGATAATGATATTATTGATGAGGAGTCTAACATTAGACTCCTTACCGTTCATATAACGTGTCATCATGCGACGAATCGTTTTGATCTGGTTAAGATCTTTTATGAATTCGTCTTCGCTTAAGCACATTGGATTATCATAATGTGATGCAGCGTACACGTTGAAATTATCTTCAGTCAATTCCATAATTATTGATCAGTCTTCTTTTTGTTTTGGCTTAGGACCTGGTTTGCGACGTGCTTTTGTTTCCGGTTCAGCTGTTTCTTCTTTTTCAGTCTCACTAGAGTCTCCAGACGTGCCGTTTGATTCTTCTGTGTTGGTTACTACATCTTCAGATTGTCCATCCTCTACAGAGGTCTCAGGGTCTTGTAGTGTTTCTGCTGGAGCTGTATAAGGCCTAACATAATCTTCAACAATCGAATCAGAAATACCTTTTGCAGATTCTTCAAGATTCTTCAGTCTTTCATCAAGATCGCGAACAAGTTTAAGAACTTCACCTGTTTCTTTTACGACCCATCCTTTGCTTGTAGCAATAACAGTTTGTTTGTGACTAGGCTTACGAGCCCATTGTGGAAGTACGATCATATTCTTTTTCCTTTTGAGTGAATATGAATCTATTTACTATATATAAAAAAGGCTCTGTTTTTACACAGAGCCAAAGGCACAACAACGAGGGATACTACATTATGGGTATTTGAACCCAAAGAGGAATTCGGCTATGAGCCCAGTCAGGATACATCTTACGCTTATCAGTACGTTTAACCCAATTTTTGAATTTACGATTCATAAAGATACGATAAGCTCCTAGTGTATCTATTGAATCATCATTGAGCATTTCATGGATGTCAGGATGATCGTTTGGTTGGATAGCAACATACGGAGCAACAAAGCTATTATCTTTAATGTTAGCAGGATGCTTAACCAGAAAAGGTTTAAGACTAGCTGCTTTGCAGTCTTCACCACCTTTCATTTCACGTTTGATGTCAAGCATACACGACCAAGTATTAAAAAGCCAGTCATAATGTTGTGAGCTTTCACGAACCCAGCGATTGGATGGATGATTGACATGACTTGCTTTATACAGAATAGTATCTGCATTAATGCTAGGCAAATGCCACCGCTTGATCTTACGACCTTTATCAGTTATTTCAATATACTGTTCACCATCTAATAAACGATGAGCGGTAGAGAGCAACTGAGCGTATTCAACAATCATTTTGTTGAGATGAATATTGCAATGCTCAATTGCGCATACGGCAGGATTGGGATTGGTGAAGAAGATGTTCATAATGTATAGCCAGTTTATCAGTGAATGTATAAATAAATTATAACAGGCCATCTAATGAATTGTAAATTGATTGAGAACGATCTTCTTTAAGTTCTTGCTCATTTTCAGAATCTGATTCTCGAAGTTTTTTGCCTTGAAGTTTCTCTTCAAACTTTTCAACAAGCTGTTTTGTTTTTGCAAGCTTTTGTGTATTCATTCTGCTAAGGATTTCATACATTGCTTGCTCGTCTTTATTCTTTTCTCTTTCGTATGATGTTGTGACACCTTTATCTTCGTTGAGAATTGAATCTAATGTTGAATCTAACTGGGATTGTCTATTCATCGTGATAGCTCCTTAACTAAATCTTGCTTAGTGTCTATTCGTATGTTTGAGATTCTTTCATATACCGCATCCATACGAATCTTATTAATGTTCTCTGAACCAAACTCATCCACTAATGATTGATATAAAGCATAACCTGGTGGCTTATGATCTTCAACAATCATTGTGCAGATTCTAATTGATGTATCATCGTAAAGATTTTCAAGATCAAATTTGTTTCGACTATCTTCGTATCCACGAATTGGATTTTCGATGATTAGACATTGAAGAATGTAATTTTCAATGTTACCCATTTTATACTCCCAAGGGGATAAACCGAAGCATATCCCCTACAAAGGATATTACGTTGTGTAATGGCTATATTTATCGGTCACATCCTCTACAACCTTGTATCGTCATACGCATTCCATGAAATCTCCCGAACAATAGCAGCAGGCTTATATGTATAGATGCGAGAGCTGAGAATCTCAAACATCTTTGCGTTGTTATCAATTGTAAACTTATGAGAGTTATCGACATTACTAATGATTTGTCGATCTTCGCCTTTAATCTTCATTACAAACTCCTATCAATTTGACTTAATGTACAGAGTCATTATAATCTGTAGTTGCGTAGTGATGTATGGATTTAGGAAAGTTCATGATGTGAATTGCTTTGAGTTTCATTTCATCAGTTCTCCAATCTGTCATATCCCAATTGCATTTACCGACATTACATGACTCACAGAGAACTTGAAGATTTCTCAGATCAGTAGCGAGCGAAGGATATTTAGACTTTGGTTTAATATGATCAACAGAGACACCTTCATATTCAGAAAGACCATCACCACAACATGCACATTTATTTCCGTAAATGAGAAGTGCAATATAGCGAGCTCTTTTCCAACCAAAGTTTTGTCCATTTTCCAAATTACGAACAATTTCATTGTGTGGTTGTTCTATTGGCTTGATATTAAAGTTTTCTCTCTTTGACTGATAATGTTTTTCAAATTCTACAACGAGTTCTTGTTGCAATTCTTTATGATAGTTTTTGATCTTATTAAAGAAAGCTTTACTGTGGCTCTGATACTTTTTATCTTTCGTAAGATCGAGCATTACAACACTGCCGTACATTACTCGTAGGGTATCATACTTTTCGGAAGATATTAAATGGGAAGCGCTCATGACTCAAGCACCTCATAAATTTCTTCCATGCACATCTTAATCAATGTGGGAGTCGGAGTTGAAACTGGGTGAGTCATGATTGATTCTAAATGATGTTCATAAGCAAAATCACCAGAGAAATATACGTATCCTTCACCACGAACAACTTCGATGTCGAGATTAGGAAAAGCTTTTTTGACTTTCTGATTTACTCGATGAAAATTAGCCATGATAAAATCCTTGCTTCAAGAGAATGGGAAGATCATGATTAAATTCTGATCCAACCATCATTGATGTCGTTGACGATGTTCTTTAGAGAATCTTTAACTAATATCTGATGTTGCGCGATCAGCTCGTAAGATTCTTCGTTCATGATTTCTGAGATTTCTTTGTCTAAGTTATGAACACATAGTGTGCGATAACCTTTCTTACACGGAGGGCAGATGCGAACTTTTTTGTCTTCCATGAATACATTAGTGATTAGGCCGATGTGCTCTTGACGCTTCTTTTCGATGTTCTTGACAAAATCGTTTGCTTTGTTCAACATGATATAATTTCCTCTTCAGCTTTGTGGCTGTTTCCTTATTTGATAGATTCATTATATCAAAGGTTTACGTCCGTGTAAACCTTTTTCTTAATTTTTTTCTAATCTTCTTCTCCATCATCGCCGAAGTTAGTTTCCATTACAGATTCGTACAGTTGCTGGTAATCACTCATCTCTTCAACTTTCTGATTGAAGTTATGTTTGTGATAATCTCTAGCCATATTACGAATATGCTTTTTAGGAATACCTGTGATATCATGAACTTCATCAATAATTTCTTTTACTTGATCACGTTCACCTTCCATACGAACAAACGAGTTCGCAATTTCTTTAACAGCGCTGTTGAGCTTTTTCAGATCAGCAGGTGAACTTGGAATTACAATTTCATCATTCTTAGCCATAACTTCCTCTTATTTAATGTAAGCAATAATATCTAGTCTAATTAGTGGTTTCTTATCAATGTTTTCTGGGTGTGTAACAATTCTATCAACTGTTAGCTCAATACACTCTCCTGTTTCCATGTTAGCAAAATATACATCTCCTTTCATTGGTCTATATTCTTGCTTGTGGTTTTGATGGAATTTCACTTGATTGTTTGAACCTAGCATAATATATTGTATTATCATCATATCAATCATCTCCACCTTTCAATAAGAATTTGTTTGAAATTCATCACTCATGTGATAAATACATTATAATATAGGAGAGCTTAATGTTAAACAAAAAATGGTATGTTTATATAATAATATTTTTAGATTCTAGTTTTTATATAGGGTATAGAGGTTCTAAAGGAGACCCAAATGATGATTTCTTAGTAAAATATATGTCTTCTTCTAAAGTAGTAAAAGAAAGAATAACCAGTGGTTATGTATATTTTGGTATTATATTAAAAGAATTTTCTAATAAAGAACAGTCTTATAATTATGAACAAGATCTTATAGATAAAAATATCAAGAATCCACTTATACTGAATAAAGTATGTTTTAAGGATAGAAAGGGTTTTGGATTATTAACTCAATCATCATCAGATAAAATATCCAAATCATCATATAAGATGTGGCAGAATGATGACTTTAAAAAATCAATGTCATTAAAACAAAAAGAATCATGGACAAAAGAAAGAAGAGAATCTCAGAGCAATAGATTGATTAATGAATTTTGGACAGAGGAAAGAAAAAACAGTCACTCAGAAAAAATGAGAGGAAGAAAATTTACAGAAGAAGTTAAAGAAAAAATGAGGAAGCCTAAATGTGATGGTCACGGAAAGAACGTATCAAAAGCATTATCTGGAGTACCTAAGTCTAAAAAACACAGAGAAAGTTTATCTAGGTCAAAACAAGGTAAAATACTAACAACAAGAAAGATATTACAGATTATAGATCACCTAGGCAATGAATTTGAAAATGAAAGAAGGTTTTGTATACATTATAAACTATCAAAGGGTTTTTATGTGGATCTAGACAAGCCCATAAGGTATTCTTCTGTGTATGACAAATTAGATATACCAAACACAGAAGAAAATAGATTGAAAACAAAGAGACAATTAGGTTTCCATTTTAAGTAACCATTTGTTTGAAATTACCTTGAAGCTATCTTTTGAACTATTAACGAATGGCTTAAAGACAATACCTTCTCGATACTTCGCATTAATACTAGGACCATCTGCGTATGCAAGAATTTCTTCAATCGTACTAAACTTCTTAAATACTTTGAAAGCATGTTGCAATGATGGAACTGATTCAATTCCGTATTCTTCAAAGATACCCATTACTGACGTATAGTCATAGTAGCTCTGAGTAGTTATATTAAACACATTGAACGCGAAAAATTTAAAGTTAGGGAATTTATCCTTGTTTCCTTGAATTCCTGGACCACATACTTCACCTTGAACTGCGATAGAGTATCTTAGGTCTTCTCCAATATCTCCGAGAATATCTGGAAGACGAGCATTCTCTACAGCTTTCCAAAAATGAGAGTCAGGATTGTACTTAAGCTGCATGTTTCTTGAGCAGACAATGATCTCACCGAACTTTTCTCCAGTGTCTGCATGTCGAACTTCAATGGCTTTCTTTTCTTCATCTATATCTTCGTGATTCATTACCCATTGATCTTCCATGTCACTACCAATGAATGCTACAGTACATAAGGAGCCATCAAGTTTTAGTGTTGGAACATATAGCGTATCTTGTTCTGTTTCACTAAGCTTATCCCAGAGGTTCTGAATGCGTTCTTCATCAGTCTTTGGAATAAAGTCTGGACGAATACCTGCAGCATTTGTATCTTTAGGTTCAGGGCGTTCATATTTAATAACATCCAAACGATCAGAGACATCAATTGCTAAAGGCAATCCTCTTAATTCATCGAATTGCTCAATTGGTAGAGCAAGTCCCTGAGAAATTTGACCACGTAACTTAATTGTCTTCAAACGAATACGTTCTTTATCATCTGCACCTTTCTTAACTCCAGACTTTTTAAGAAATTCAAATCGCGAATCATCAGCAGGTAGAAATGAGTCAATTTCAAAGTAGACGCATACATCACCTGGTTTGAATTCACCTTTCTTTGCAACCACATTCCATGCTCTGACTTTAATCAGTTCGATTGCATCAGCGTTAGGAATAGGGTTGACTTCTTTCACTACTCTGAGTGATACGAGTTGTCTAATCATTCTTCAATCCTTATCATTGGGCAAATCCTTTGCTTCTTAGCTTTAACATATTCTGTTAGAATGTTGGGTTGCTTCTTTGGTCTTTCAATACGATATAACCATTGGACAAAGTTTACTGAATAATAAAAGAATGCACATGCTAATCCTAAGACGTGTAATGCTATAGAACTTTCTATAGCATTAATATCAAATGTCATAACATCAAACATTCCGTAAGCAATTGTAAAGTACCAAACATATCCAATTATATATAAAAGAAACCCTGCAACATAGCATATAGCTGTGAATAAAATAATGTCACGCGCATAAATAAGTAGCTCAGTCATTACCATCCAAAAGTAAGTGCATAGACTAAGGCTACCAGTATCGGATCGATTTGAAGCAATGATTTTTCTTTTTCTCGATAGAAGTTTGAAGTGCCATGAATTACGGTTAATCGTCAACATTATATATCTCCATGTTTTAAAATTGGGGAGGAGTTACCCTCCCTTTCAATTACATTATATCAAATCTTCACTTCTTTCTTGACAATATGAGCAGTTATTTGTTGCTTATACTTTCCGCTACCAATGTCAATCGTTCCTGTTGCTTGAGGTTCTTCGTCAACCTCAATATCAGAGAACCAAGTCTTACCAATAACGATAGTGTAGACCACTTGACTCAACTCATAATCGAGATGGCGAGACTCTTCGGTGTATTTCTTGATAAGATGCTTGACTTCTTCATCACCTTTACCAAGTCCTTTGACCATGCCCTGCTTCACAAGATATTCAGAAACAGTGAGTGGCTTATCGGCATCAATCTTTTTCTGTATTGCATTAGCAGACGGTAGACTCGACAATCCCTTGACTTTATATTCCAGCTCGGTGCTGTAGTAAAAGTCAGTAGCATCCTTGACAGTAACTTTCGGACTAAATCCATAATCTCGTACACCAAGATCAGAAAGCCACTTCGCTGCTTCTTCACCGTACTTATCTTTCAATCCTTCAATCTTGCCATCTTTTTCAGTCAGACATGATTTAAGACCTTTGATCAGACCCTTGACTTCAAATGATCGTCTTACGATATCGCAGAAGTCATTGAAGTCGACTGATTGAGACATTGCACGGTTAATGACAGGAGTACGTTCCAATGTTACTACTGCATATACACCATTGGTTGTACTTTCAGCACCGTCATCATATTCTTCAATTAGATCAATCTCAACACCATCCATACCTTTAATAGTGTCGTATGTCTCACGTGGCATAAGTAGTGGTAGGGATGTCATATTGAGAAGACCGTCTTTGACGACTGCATAATTACGCCATTGAATCGAAGGAACTCTCTTCAGATCAAACTCATTCTCTGGTAATTCAACACTACCTGTGATCAGAGTTTGCAGAGAAACATTCGGACGACTACTGTTATAGACAAGATTTGTCACCTTAGCATATTGCCAAGGGCTTTTCACAAATCGTGGCAATTCATCTGAAGCTTCTGTAGCGCGGCCAATGCGATTGTAACTGAAGTACGGCGAATCCAACACTACACGGATGCCATCAATGTTCAATACATCCAGAACATCCAGAACTGTAGTAGCATTCTCATCTGGGATAAAGTCAAAATCTTGACTTTCAATGAATCGAGCTTTTTCATCTAATGCTGCATTTTCTGTCAGATCAAGAAAATCTGTCAGTTCCTGTCGTGTAAACGCATTGGTGTAGTCCTTGATCATTCGAACATCGCCAAGTGCCTCAAGACAGCGCCATGCAAGCTTACTTTGATTTGTCTTCACTGCATAATAAAGAATCAGATACAGATGTTCATCGCTGAGATGTTTCTGAAGTACGTCGCCTGGAACAATTGAAGAAACACGTGATACGGATTCAGGAACTTTCACAATTCCATTTTCTGGTTCAATGATTGAGATTTTACCGTTATGAATATAGACAGCATGCTTTGCTTTCTTATTCACAAGAACTTCGACTTTCGGTTCACGAACTGCATCGGAGACTACTGAGTCGAATACAACTTCATATTCATTGTAACTTCCAGCGAATACATGGAAACCACCAGACACTTCAGCCATCTTAGCAAGAAGCGTACGATCACAATACCAACCGTACTCAATAAACGAGACACTTTCAAATACTTCAGGCAATCGTTCACAGTTTCCAATGATGTTTGTTCGATTTGACTGGTTGTCATAACCGTCTGTCAACATCACAAAGTTATTGAATTTAGAAGAGTCGAGATTCTTTACTGTTTCAATTGCGAGATGAATTGGCTCAGCAAATCCAGTCAATCCTATTGGTGTCAGCCAACGATCAATTGCTTTCTGTACAGCTTGCACAGTTCCAAGTTCTTTTACAGGAACGCCTTCACAAACGATACCACATTGTCCTTTACCGCTAAAGTAAATGACTGTGAAAGTATCATCTTCTTGTGCAACCATACTTACGATGTTTTTGAGATGCTGCCGCATTTTAGGAAGTGATGGATACATACTTCCTGATACGTCTACAACATAGACATGATTCGTTGCTGCTTGCGATGTTACTGTACGCAAATCGCCAAGCTCAATAACTTCAAACATATATTTTTCTCCGCTGGTTTACTACTACTTCATAATTATTATATCAAAATGAAGGACACGTAGTCAGTCATTTAAGATCAATCTTTAACCTTCATAATTAATAACATTCCCATCTCTCAAAACCATGAACATAAAGCATCTTTCGGGAGCAATGACTTCAATCATTCCGTAAAATCCTTTGTGATCATTTACGTAATCCAAAGCTGCGTCATAAGCATTATCGCTTTTAACTTTTGACTCATGACCTGCAGCTATGAGTAAAAATTCATTATCAATACTTATCATAATTATCTATCTTTTTGATCAACAATAAGTTCGACTGCTTGTTCGCGAGTTAATGGAGAGAGACCTTCATGGGCGCTCTCTGCATCGCTGTAACAACCATTATGATCATTCCATTGTAGCCATTCGATGATCTGTTCACGAGTGCCTTGCTTAATAAGATATTGTTGGAAATCTTCTGAATGTGGATTGCCGTTCATCATGATATAAACTCCAATCTTCAAAATTTTAGAAAAAAGGGAGGGGCTAAGCCCTCATGTTAAAGTGGCTTAACAGGATTTGGGTTGATCTGTGTAGTGTAAACTTCAACACCTTTCTGTGTAAGATTCACTACAGGCATATTCTCTTTCCAGTCCATAATCTCCACAAGACCTTTCTTCGAGAGACTT